CTTGAACATATAACTTACTTACTTCTAGTTACCGAAGTTAGCTGTGTTCTTTAAATCTGCACGAAAGATAGCGCCAGCCATCTCTGCACGGTTTGGTGTAACACCAAATGATAAGTAGCTATCTACGAACCATTGTAATTCACTGTCTACGTAGTAAACTTTAGAAGTCAATGGAATCGTTTCGCCTGCTAATAATGCTTTAGGCATTAGTAACACACACACACAGTTAAGATCTTCTAATGTAATATCGTATGCATTGTTGTTACCTGCATTTGATAAGAAGTGAGTCTCGTTCTGTGCGCCTTGCTTAGGGAAACGGTTAGTAGTTTGAATACGTACGCCGTTAGCTGCTAAGATCTTACCTGCGGCATAGTCACCGTTAGACATAGAGAAATCTTTGTCTAGTAACTTGTCGTTCTTAAGTAACACGTAGTATTGTGCTGGACGTAGTAAGATTACTGCTTCCATAATATCTACATCTTTCTCTTCGATACCTTGGCATAGATCTTGGATTGCAAGTTCTAATGCTACTGGATCTTGCTCGTCTAAGGCAGTACCAAGTTGTACAGTGGTTGCACCTTGGAAACCTTCTGGAGCTGTGCGAATCTTAACAGCGCCTGCTGTAGGTGAACCTGCACCTGCAACGATTACATCTGCCCAACCACCAACGTCTGAGTGACCTGTAACAGCATCTGTTACTGGATCTTTAACTGGTACACGGTTAGTGATAGTAGCTGCTTTGATACCTTGGATTAAGAAGGCTTCATCGAAGAACTTACCAATCTCTTTACCATGCTCAACACCGACTTCTTTACGAACGTCTACGTGTGATTGGAACTCTTCTAACAAATGAGAGTTAGTACGTGCTAGTACGATAGTATCAACTTTCACACTGATGTTATCGAATGTTACTGAGTTATCATGTGGGCGAATGCCACGTGTAACCTTCTGTAACGAGCTATGACCCATACGATCATTGGTGATTGTATCAGTACCACGAACAGATTTGAACTGGAAGAACTGGCGCATGAATGAAGCTTTAAGGAAACGCTTCTCTACTTCGCCTGCATATTCTTCACGGTACAATGGGTTGATGTTACCTGTATCAATACCTGATTGATGACCCGGACGTGTTTGGCTTTGTGCTACTTGTTGATTAAGAATAGTCATTCTTGTTGTATCTCTCTTTAGTTAAATTAAATATTTCTTTGTGCTGAACGTGCACGACGTGCTTGTAATGTCTTTACTTCCTTGGACGTGTTGTAATCATGTCCTTTAGCAAGTAATACATCTAACTCTTTGCTGTATTCTAAACTAGTAATATCACCGCCTGCTGGTACAGAAGGAATGTTATCACCTTCAACACCAATCATCTCTTGACCAAAGTCTCCTGACTTCTGGAATGTATTCACTAGTTCTTGTACTGCTAACTTAGCTGCCATACCACCTTGTTGGATGATTGCATTAAGTTCTTTACGTTGGTCATTCGGGATATTATCCTTCGCCCAACCGCTAAGTTCTGCCCATGTCTCTTTACCACCTTGTTCAGTTGTGCCTGCGAAAGCTTCCTGTACTTGTGTGTAAACAGCTTCATCTGCTTTGTTAGCTTTTTCTACGCCTGTTGCATGTAACGCTGTCATCTGTGTAGATAACAATGATGCCATACCTTCGCCATGTTTAGCTGAGAGTGCTGCATAGATCTCTGGGGTACAAGTACCACCATTCGCTGTGATTGCATCTCGTGCTTTAACAGGGTCAATTCCTGCATCTTTCAACATGGAACCTACTTGCTTAGACGCTGGGTCTTTGTAAGTAACATTCGTAACTGCTGGTTTAGATACTTCTACTGGTGCTTTAGGTGCCTGTACTACTTCTGGAGTTGGTACTGGTGCTACTGCTGGTGCTGCTACTGAAGTTGTACTCTCAGGTGCTACACTCGGTGTTGTTGCTTCTGTCATTACTGTTGTCCTGCTGATTTACCTTGTTCCACAGCCTGTGCTTCCATACCCTGCGTCTGAGCGTTACGCTCTTGAGCTTCTTTCTGTTCTTTCTTAACAAGGTCTTCATCCTTCAAGAATTTCTTAAAGTCTACTCCATGGCCTGCGCCAAGTGTAGATATAAGTTCGCCATAGTCTAGTCTCATTGCTACTTGGTCTGGTACTTCAGATAGACCTATTAAGTCTTGGAAGAAGTAACGCATACGATCAAGTTCACTGTTACGTGATAATGATTCTAGTCCAGTTACAATAACTGGTTCTATGTCTTTGAATACCGGATTAATCTTAGACAGTAGTCTGGTTGCTAATGGTAGCTGTAGTTCTGTTGCTAAGTTGGAGTATACACCGCCTAGAGAGCTTTCTAACTCTTGGGCTTGCATACGTATTTCTTCTGCTGTAACACGTTCTGCGTCACGAGTAACTGCTGTATTCAATAAGAATGCTGCACCTATTCGACGCTCTACAGCACTGAATTGTTCTGTTAGGAACTGCGCTGAGTTTGCTACTTGTGGGGTGTGTACGTAGATGTCTTCTTCTCTGCCATGTACATAAGCACCTGACTTAGCTTCCGTTATCTCTCTTACGTCTGTCATACCTGCTGGGTTAACTAAGTTCTTAACGTCTGTTGCGATAGTGGTGTAATCCAATATAGCTTCTGCTAATGTACTTAATGTCCAGAAATCACCTGAGTAGTTCTCTACTAGTCCAGTACCGTAATCTTTGTTACGACACAGGTTCCAAGTTAGTGGTATCCATGGTAAGTCTACTTGCTTGTACATTCCCATCTGTTTGTTACAATAACAAAGGTCTTCCATCTCTTGCCATGATACGTACTTGTCTTCACCAGTCTTCATCACGCCTGTAAAGATAGACACATCTGCATCGTCTTCGTAACCGTTCTCCAATGCAATAGCTCTTAAGTCTTCTGATAGTCCAGACACTGACTTAGTCTCTCGCATTACAATCTTGATCACATCGCCAGATAGGTCGCGCTTACAAGTATAATCACGTAAGGAGTACATCTGCATCTTACCTGTTTTAGGCATGTACAGCATTGCGTTTCCAGTAATGATTAAGTGTTGTATGATTTGTGTCATTACTACTCGTGCGTTGATCTTGTCTAACTCACGCATAGCTGCTCTTTCAGCTTCACCTAATGCTACATCAACCTGTGCACTAGTCATTTGACCACTTAACTCTTCACGTTGCGCAGGTGTAATCTGCATACGAAAGAATGGTCTTGACGGTTGGAATAGGGCCATCATTATTTTGTTAGCGAGGTTCGTTACAGCCTGAGCACCAACTGATTGGTAGTCATTCTGCATCTCGTCGTATTCCATTAATGGATCATCAGGGAAGATGTTTGGTAAAGTCCAACCAGCGTAACGTTCACAGCGAGTTAAAGTCTCTTCTCGTGCGTAGTCACTACCTATGAATTCACCCTTCAATCTATAGTCACCATCCATGTAATGGTCTTGTAACTCTTGTGGAGTCATATTAAGTCCTTATATGGATATGTTAGATTTTCCTGACAACACTTCGTCGTCTACATCTTCATCAATGGCTAAGCTAATATTACCTAGCATACCCTGACCTTCGCCTTCTGTATCTGCGAACTGTTCAGCTCTCAGTGCATCAGCTTTATCTTTCTCAGCCTGTTCCTTTGCATCTTTTGCCGCTTTATCAGCTTCGATACTCTGATGTATTGTACCACCTGCTATTACTGCTATGGCTGTTATTGCCCAAGACATGTTTGTCTGTCCTCTAGTTGGTCGTAGTCCGAGACTATATGATGCGCTCTGATAGCTTCCGTAGTCTTGTGAGGTGTTGCTATAAACATCACCCACCATGTGTCCTCTAAAGCATATCCTGCTCGTTTCATACCTGCTGGACTAACAAACGTTACGGGACGCTCTGTGGCGTCCACAATTGATACACCCTCTTCGGATGCTACTTGTATCTTACCTCTAGATACAACGGTAATCCACGCATCTAGATGTATTTCTCCTACTAGACATGTGCCCTTTGGTATGAATATCTCTCGACCATAACAGCCTTCTGAGAAGTATTCTGTCACAGGTAATTCAACCTGTTCTTCCGCTAAGCACGCATCTTGTAAGTTCATCAGTTTCTGTCTTACCTGTTCTTGTGGTAAGTTCCAGTCACCTGTTAGCGTTGCCACATCCATAGATATACTCATGACACATATACTCTACGTATGTACGCTAATACGTCTTGTTGACCTTCACGCCTATGTATCTGCTCTAGAGTCTCACCCAACTTAGGACGAGTATCTGGATATACCTTCTCTAGTGCAGCCATTGCAGCTTTAGTCATACCTTTACTATTTAGATTGCTCATCTTATAGCCTCTCTTACAGACCTATCCAAAGAAGAAGTCTGCCTTTAATATGTCATCTATGTTATACGTACCCTTCTCTGGCATTGTTTCTATGTCAGCGTCAGTCTGCTCAGCCCATTCTTTAAGTGGGTCGTGCTTAGTGTATAACTTGTGGAATGATTTACGAATAGTGTGGAACAACTGTTCAGTGTTACCCGCGTGTGTACCAAAGTCATCGTGTATCATAGCGTAGCAACGAAAGTCCGTCATATTGATAGTCATTACCATATGCGTACTGTCCATGCTATGTGCAAAGTTAGGTGCTATACCTGCTCTTTGTTGTATTACTTTTGGGTCACCATACCTATCTAAGTCTGATAAGTACAGCTCCGTGACACCACACAGTTGTGTTCTAACTCGTGTCACCGGTACTTCTTTATAGTACTGATATACTGGGAATCCTATAGGTGTTAACCACTTACAGTAGGCGTTCCCTACATTCTTCTGTAACCAATCCATAGCTCCACGTGCTGATGTTACTGTCTCACCAATGGCACTCCACATGTGTGGTGTTAACCATTTGCTTACGTCCCATGCATGCTTCTCGTCTAGCTTGAACTTAGACCAATTGTCTATAGTCCAACCATAGATGGCACCACGCGCACTTAACTGTTTAGCTCCATACGGTAAAGTCATTACAGGTGTCTTGGTAATCTTACGAGTTAACCCCACTTCTCCCCATTTACGTGCCCATGGTTCGTTCAAGTCCTTAATGTTCTTGGCTGTCGTATCGGCAACTTCTTGATAGATGTCTTGCGGCGTTTCACTGTATGAGAGATTCGTTGCGACCGCTCCGACTTCGTCACGTAACATCGCTGAAAAGTGTTGTAGTCCATTGCATGACCCATCGAGTCCAACTGGTATAGCTGAAACCGCGTTCGGGTTCCTACCGTAGTCACAGTCTCCCCAATCGAAACAGAATGCAAGGAACTGATACGGTTTGTCCGCATTACTCCAGAACTCTCTGTAATTGATGGGGTCTTCCACCACTTGTCGAATGAACATTTCGTTCTCTCGTATCCAAGCAACTCGACTAGGGTAATCCATCTTGTCTTTCCCATATACGTTAGCTCCTTGTACCGCGAGCCACTTAACTCCATTAGAGCCAAGCTTCTCTGCACGTCCGAACTGTAGAAGTCCTTTGGAACTGTCTGTTCCTTGAGGGGATAGCCCTGTGGTAACACAGTAAATACGTCCCCTAAAGTCACATGTATACGCATAATAAAACTCATCCCACGTACTAAGTTCTTTAGCCAGCTTAAAGCTCTGCATAAAGGCGAGGGTCGATGATTGTCGTTTCCGTTCTCTTCCATAACTTGTCTTCGCTCCTATCTTCCATGCAGTTACTTCTGCCTGTTGTGCCTCTGTTAGAGACTCTTTAGGTATTGTAGCTAGATGTACTGGGAAGGGTGGTGGTGTGATCTTTACATTAGACGGTATACCAATACCTAATCCTTTGTTATAGATCTCTGTCTGAACATCTAGTACTCGCTTGTTAATAGCCCAAGGTGTACGTTGCATAGCATTAACTGCTTTACGATGTTGCTTAGGGTCATTCTCTGCGATGTACTTCTTATGATCTCTGTACTGTGCCTTAATGAATGTCACTGATTGACACATTGTAGGTGTATAATAACCACCACTTAAGTCACTGTCCCACGCTCTAGGTGGTATCTTCAAGGGTAGCTTTGCTGGGCTCATTAGACCTCTGGTCTGTTCGAACTCTACTAACCACTCTTGAAAGCTGTCTGTTGTTGATATGTATGCAGGTGTCTTACCCTTTGTCCGTATCTTCTCTACAAAGAACACGTCTGAGAATACTACTAAGATTGCATCTACAATACGTAGTCCTATTTGTGTCTGGTCTTCTGGTTCGAAGTCTATCCACTTAAGGTTCTCGAAGTCTTTGAACTTAGCCATGAAGACCTTATGCTTATGCATGTAGTCTGACACGTTCTGTTCTTTTAGAGATTTCACTACTGTGTGATAGTATGCTGGGTACTCTGCTTCAAACATCTGACACTTAAGGTCAGCTTCTAAGCGTGACCCTATACCTAAACAACACTTGAGTAAAGTAGTACTCTTCTGCTTACCTGCAATTCTCCCGAATACAACTTGTAGCCCTATAAAGGCCACCTTCAAGTAATCTCCTTGGGAGACTTGCTCTAGTAGCTTCGCGAACTTTCCTCCACGACCAACACGTATAGCGGCACGTTCTTCTAAGAGGTCTGCAACTTCTTGCATACGCTCTCTGAGTAAGTAACTAGCACTGTCTGTCTTATCACCCTCTCCTTTTCTACGTAATCTCTCTTGATTATCCCAATAGGTTTTAGAACCTCGGTCAATCAATTCTTGCTCCCATGCTAACTGGTCGTGTAGTGTTGCCATTTATGCCTTCTTCGCTGCTGCGCGTTTCTTCCGTGCCTTAGCATTAACTGCTAGGCGCTTCTCGTCTTTTGTTTTATGTGAATGATATATAAGTTGGTACTTAGGTTTCTCATGTAGTGCTAGGTACTGTCCTAGGCCGATAAGGAACTCATCTGGTGTTACACCTTTGTGTGACCACTGAGCTTTAATCCTTACCTTCCCTTCTCCCGAGTTACATGACCTATGCAACACGCCACGTATGAATCCTGTTTTGTGGCAATGGTCCAATACCCCGTCGTCTAGTTTTGTAAATGGTTTCCCACAAACAGCACATAAGTGCCCTTGCTTTACTACTAACTGGCGTCGTATCCCTGCCGTTTCACTAGCTTTTAGTTTTCTAATCGCCATGCTTCACCTTTCAATATACGTTTAATCTGCTGCTTACGGACACCATAGTGTGCTGCCAATACTTCTGGTGACTCCTTCGATGCTCGTATTTCTCCAACGCTTGCCCATGTTAACACTGCCAATGGTTGGTTCTCTGTTGAGGAGCGTCCACGTTTAACCATGTCTTTCATATTGTCGTCGTGTGTCCCTATAAGTAAATGTGTGGGATTAATACAGGCTCTGTTGTCACAGGTGTGTCGTAACAACATCCCAGTGGGCACGACCTTACCAGAATGTTCAAACGCTATGTGGTGTGCTTTTCGCATTACATAACGATCTCTGCATTGGCCGTACCCGTAAGAGTCCAGTCCTGTAGGTGTTTGTATACAAGCGTCGGTTACTACCTCGCTTGTACGCTGTACCTTGAAGTACATACAGTCCTTAGGTCTCTTATTCATTAGTCTATCTCACTTACATCTTTGTCGTAGCGTACCGCCTTAAAGCGACCTTCGCGTAATGAACCGTTCTCTAGTACTTGCATAGCTTGTAACTCTACAACTGAACCTATGATTAGGTTAGGTGTATCATACCAAGCGTCTCGTTCGTCATCAGACATACCAGAAACTTCGTGTACTAAACCTGATTTCATACGTACCTGAATAGCTCCAGTAGTACCTACGTACTTACCTTTACCTTCCACGATACCTACTACTACACCTTCTAGTGTAACTTCCATCTTAACTTTGATGATGTCTTTGTTACGCTTCCCTGGTGAGTATAAGCTCATAGTGTTCTTACCTATAGCACCTTCTCCACCACGTTCCCAGATTGCTTCTGCTACTTCCTGTACTCTGTCGTGTCCACCTGCTCCTACAATTGGGGCTAGTTTAACATTAGGGTGCTGTAGGGCTGTCACATATTCCCGTACGAGGCTGTAACGCTCCATAAAGGGCATAGGCAGCACATCAGGGATAAAATCATGTACCATAATGTACGCTCCTTTAGCCTGACAGGGTGCTTTGCTTCGATTCAAGATACCATTTAAATCTTTAAAGACTGGTACATTTTCAACCAATATCTCAAATATAATTGTACCGTTTAAATAGACACCTTTTTGATACTCTCTTTCACGAATCTGCGTACTAAACGAGGACAGAGAAGGGATAATTCTGTTAGCTCGACTCATTATGTGAGTTTTAACTAAAGGGTCAGTATCTACCCGTTTAGAGCCATACCAGCCATCGTATTTTTCGAAGATGGCAAAAGTATCTAATGCTATCTTGGTGCGTTTCTTCTCTAATTCTTGGTACAGGTGTAGTGCTTTCTGTGCTTTGAACATGTTAAGCCACCTTACCTAGTTGTTTCTTAGACCAAAAGCCCAAGTCCTTAAGTATACGCTTCTGCTCGTCATGCTTCTTATAACCCAACTCAGCTAAGTATATACGTAGTCTACGTTTGTTCTCTCTACGTGACCAAGTGCCATGTACTACATGCATAGTTACTGATGTTTCGCCATCTGCTTCGTTTACGTTAATAAAGAAACGCATGCCGTCATAAGCTTCCTGTTCTGGTAGTTTACTCATGATAATTTCGCCTGTTCTTTGACTTTCTCGCCATAAGCTTTAAGTCTTGTTATTTGATCCTTAGAGAATGTTACGTTAAGCCCACTCTCTCGTAGGAATGTGATTACTTCTGTTAACTTGTTAGTCTTACGAATCCATAGTAAGAACGCTTGTTCTACTAACATCTCCACTGCTCCGATCATACCATATGTTTCTTGGTATGCTTCCATTACACGCATAGCTGCTTCGTTATCTGACTTAACACCTTTTAACATTGCTACTGCCTTAGCCTCTCCACATGCGCTCGCTTTACGGCGTGGGTTGTAGGTCTTAGTTGGCACGTATCTGTTTAATAGTCGTCCACTTATCTCTGGTAATCCTGGTATGTTATCCGCTGTATCTCCCATTACTAGTTGATGCCAGAACCAACTGGTACCCTGACCTATTAGTTTTGGTTTAACATTACCTACTTCTCTGTACTCTGTCCAACCGTATCCGTCTACTGTGTAGAAACGACCACTGTCTTCCATGTGTAAACCCTCTGCAAACCAGAGATCTTTATCACCTGAGCGCATCACTGAACTTTGTAGTCCGTGAGTTTGAATTCTTGCGTATTGCATCTGGCGTAATGAATCATCAGCTTCTTGGCTAATGTTTACTATCGGGATGAAACGACTTGATTTATGATTAGCTAACATCTCACGTAAACGTGTTACACGGTAGGCTAATTCTGGGTTCTTCTTCTTGTTACGCTTCTCTTGATATGGGGCTACCGTAGCTATCTCAGCACGACCTCCTTTCATACCCATAGTTAGATGCATGTTTACTGTCTCTGCACCTGCCATACGTCGAGCGTAGTCTAAGTTATTTAGTACTGCATCGAATGCATACTGTTCTGTTTGGTCTAATAAGGCGCATTGGTAACATACGAAGTCAGTGTCATCCTGTAGCACACGTCCTAAGACTGTGTTACGAGATGCACTATCTGACTTAGATGCTGTAGCGCCCATGGCTTTAAAGTCCATGAGCTACTCCTTACATACTTACAGGGTCGCTTTCCGCGGCACCTGCTAAGTTTACTGAACCTGTTTCCAAGTCACTAATATCTAGTTGCTCTTCTGTTAGAGCTTGTAGAGTTGAACCTTCCCATTCCATGTTAGATTGGATTACTTCTTGAATCCAGTTCTTGGAAACTTCTTTACCATCTTTGTCAGTACGAGTACCGTCAATGAATAAACTGTCCCACATTGCTACGTATGTTTCATCATCGAATGATTCATTTTCCCATACGAAACCTTGTGACGGGTTAATCTGTTCCATTACGGGGATAGTGCTCATCTCGCCAGTTAACTCATCCTCTTTCTCACACGAACGGAAGCTGAATGCACCGTTGTCGTCTAAGTTAGCATAGACGCGCTTCTCTGCGCCTTCTTTGCCGTTGTCATTGTGGTACACTGTACCTAGTAATGGCTTACCAAACATTTGGAAGAAGTGCGTATGACCACCACCTAATGCTTTGTTCATCATGTTGAATACTTTCTTGTAACCAGACTTTGCAGTCATACCTTTGTTTAAACGTAAGGTAAATTTCTGTGGTACTTTCTTACCATCTAAATCAATTAAGTGTTTAGTGTGAGATAGTTCAAAGATAAGTTGTGTGTTTAATGCTGGTTTGTATGTTGGGTTCTTAGGTGCGTGACGACCTGTTTCAATGTAACCAATGAAGCGCATTAATGCTACGCCTGCTTTTGGTAGTTCACGCTCAAAGCTTTTCTCTACTGATTGATCGTCTGATGTTGCCGCTGTGCGACCTAGTTTACTAAAATCTAATGACATGTTCTAATTCTCTTAGTTATTTGGTTGTGTTTGTTTACGCATGTACTACTGTCATGCTGAATAAATCGTCGCCTATCTCTGTTTCACAAGGAAACGGTACGACTATGTTTAGGGTATCTGGGAATGCCTTATTAAATACTTCTGGCACTGACTCCAAGATTCTTTGTACTTCAAGTGCTACTGGGGTGATTGCTTCTGCATCAACTCCGTCAAGTAACAAACAATCATGTACTGTGTTTACTAATAGAACGTCACCACCGAAGCGGTCATTCTCTAGGAAGTATCGGAATACCTTACCTAGCATTGTTTGTACGATCTCTCCACCGAAGCCCTGAACTGGGTAGTTCTTACGCTCTGTGGGTGAGAAACCGGTATATTTACCTTGCTTGTGCATGAACTGTGGTGTGATGTCCTCTCTCCACACGTAACGAGTACCAGTTGGGCTATCCCAATGACTCTCTTTCTGTGTGAATGCGATACCTTCTAAGAATATCTTACGGTCTGTTGGTTGAGCGTTACGAAGAATCTTTCTCTCTAAGTCTCTATCAAACTTACTGATTCCCGGATACATCTTTTCATCACCTTCGATTAATGCTTCTACGTCGTCTTTGGACATACCTGTTGAGTCTACGATTGCGGCTACACCTGCACCATATGCTCTTTGGAATGAGAATTCCTTAGCACCCGTACGTTGGTCTACCCACACGACCTCATGCAATACTTTACATAAGTGTACAACTTCTTCGTATGTCTTACCTACTTTAGCTGCAAGTCGCTTACAGTGGAAATCCACCTTAGCGTTTAAATCTAGTGTTAACTGTTTATCACCTGATAGTACACCTTGTACAACTACTTCTAGCTGTGAGTAATCTATCTCTGCCATTTGTCCCTGTGGGAAACGGCTAGTGAATACTTTCTTAATCTGTGACGTACCACCACGAGGTATGTTCTGCAGGTTTGGATCTGAGGACGACATACGTGATGTAACTGTCTTCACGTGATGTAATGAATGGTGAATGATACCTTCGTTATTAACTAACGTAAGCATACCTTTCTTAACACCCTTCTTGTCCATCGCCCAGTAGTACGTACCTAAATCTTTCGATAAGCTTGTACGTCTTGCTAGTGCGTTAGTAAACGGTATCCCTCTCTTAGATAACTCGTCAATTACATCTGCTCCGGTACCGTATAATGGTTGATCGTATGCGTCTGTAAGTGCTCCTTTCCACTTGGGTAGTGGCGTGGTATATCCTTTAAACTTAAAGTAGAACGGTTGGATCTTTCCTTTAGGTTTAGTAAGGTCGTCAATCTTAACGTTCTTTGTCTTAGGTTGACCCGCTTTGAGGCCGCCTTTGAACGTATCTTGTACTTCATAAATCTTATCTCCACGAGTTAGTGTGTTACCTGCTTCTTCAAACACTTCTCGTACAAATACAGAACCTGCTAATTTACATAGCGTAGGGTCTACTGGTTCTGCGTTAAACAGTGGCCACTTCTCCTCTTTCTGTACGTACTCTAATGGTTGGTGTGCTGCCCACTTCTCGTACTTTGCTACACCACCAAACATTAAACATGACTTGTGTACTGGACTGTTCCAGTTAAAGGTCATACCTTCTGGTAGTGCTGGTATAAATTCTTCTAGTTCTAATGTTGCTGCATCTAGCGCATCAGATACTTCCTTTTGTAGCTCGGCACCACGACACGCATCTACATGCATACCGTTATACTCCATTTCCGTAGTGGCTAGTAGCCCGTCCATTCTATGCTTAAACATAGTTCTGAACTCTTTAGGAAAGTTAGCTAACATGCGACGTACTTGTCCTTGGTATATTAACCAAGTGTTCTGTACATCACCTATAAGTTCTTGTCCATCACCACATAAGTAGTCATGTAACATATCTGCAGGAATCTCTGAGGTTAAGTAACCTTCTTCCCACATCTCTTTAACTGCATCTAGTTTACAACCACCACCGTACTTTTCGGCAATGTCGTTCATAGCAGTCATCTGTACATCTTGTGTCATTCCACCTAGTAGATACTCTGCGTACTGTCCACAATATATTGTTGCTCCACGTTTGAGTGCGGCTTGGAAGGATTGTTGTCCCCATACCCACAAGTTATCAAACTTAATGTTGAACCCACATATAACGTCACCTGCTTCAAGTGCGTTAAACTGTTCGTCCATAATACTTTCTCTGTGGTTCTTTTCGAATCTAATAGACTCTACTACACCACCATCCCAGCTCCATCCTGCTTCAACAATATAGTTATCTGCATTGAATGGGTCTGCTAATCGTTTATACTTACGGTGATTCTCTACTTCTAGATCATAGGTCAGTACTTTCATCGTGACTCCTTAGGTCGTG